CAGCTAAGTGCCATCCTCGTTTACTAAAATAAGTACTACGTTTCTTTTGAAGAAAATTAAGAATTGCTACTCCATCCTCAAAAAACTCTCTAAGCTCCTCTGGGGATGAATAGTGGGTATTTTTAAATTTTTTATATTCTTGTTGGTAGAGGTTTATGAATTTTTCTTGGAATAGTCCTTCCAAGTCCATATCATCTGCTACGAGTGAAGATTCTTCATATAAAACAGTAAGCCACTCCTGAATTACCTCATGCATCGAGGTTCCAAAAGTAAAATGAATGTTAGGATCATTATTATAATGTCCTTCTTTATATTGAAGTTCCCACTTGTGAGGGCAACTCCTATACATTGACATTTGGGAGTAAGAAATAGTCTTTTGGTAAGCGTAATTTACCTCAGGCAATTCCTTATTTTGTATCTCCTTGAGTATTTGGGGCTTCTTTGCCATATAACTTTTCTAATTTTTCTAAATAAAGTATGGCATCCATAAGTTCTTCTTTCATATGAGTAACCCATTCACCGAATACTAAATCTTCTCTGTCTAAGTCAACACCATATTTTTTCTTACCAAACTCTGCTCGTTCGGTAAATTGTTTTAAAACTGATTTTACTATACTGTCCATTACTTAAACATATTTGCTATTTCTTTATCTTGGTATCCGGCTTTGTAAAGCATTTCTTCTAAATCATTATTATCCATAACAATTACCATATTTGCTGCTTCACGAGTAGAGCACTCATACATTTTAGCTAGTGCCTCTACTAATTCTACTTTAGGCTGTTTCATTTTTGATTTTATATATTTAAGCCAAACATTTTGCTTAGGTAGTAAACCACAATATACTGTGTAATATTTTTCTTTTTCAGTATAAGGTATAGTTTGAACATAGTTTACTAACTCAACAAAGGGTTGATTCATAGATAAAAAACGATTAACCATATACGGGACAAAGGACTCCTTCTCCTTATCAGAAAAGGAGTCCCAATCACGTTTTTTGCCTGTCAGCTCTTTTAACCAATCAAATAAATTCACGATTAAATAGTGTCATAATCCTCCCGAATTTCAGGTGGTAAAGTATCTTTAAGGATTTTGCCTGTTGCTCCATCATAGAATACGGGGATAGGCATTACTGCGTCTTCATCTCCACCTGTAATGAAGCGGGATACTTTACGCATAATAAATCCTTGTTTAAATACCTCACCTCCTGATCCATTAGGGATAGAGGTTGTTTTACTCAAATCAATTTGAGGTTGTTGGGGGGTCATTTCTGATTTCTTCATATTCTGTTTCTTTAATTTCATTACAAAAGTAATATATGTTTTCTTTTTTTAATACTGTATCACAACGCCAATGTTCTTTAAGGATATCGGGTTGGATTTTTTCTGTTTCTCTTATCATACGATACAATAAGAATTTCCGATCTCCAAATTCTATTAGGTCTTTATATAACAATTTTTCCTGAGATTTCTAGTAATTTAGCAATGCATGCTGCAATGTTGATTTCTTTATCAATTCGAAAATTTGAATGGTACATATATTCTTCAATAATAATAATCGCTTCAGCAGGACGTGATGTATATTCGTCCATACGTTCATATAGCGTTTTATACAGCGCTTCAAAATCATTTACATTGGAATCGGCGATAACCTGTCTAATTTGTTTAAATGACTTTTTATTAGGCAATAATTCAATTACTTTATCAACATAATTGCTTGATACAAGTGTTTGTTTATCTAGTTCTAACTCACCATCTTTAGAAGACATTTGACATACATTGAGCATCTTACGTACATCAGGATAGTATTGATTTATTAAATCTTTAAGATGGTCAGTACTATGTTGTACATTCTCTTTAGATAAAACATTAAAAATATGTTTTGCTACTTCACCTTTACTAGGAGGTACAATTTTAAGTACTTGACAACGTGATTGGAGAGGATCAATGATACGCTCTACATAATTGCAAGTTAAAATAAATCGTGTACTTTTAGAAAATGTTTCGATAACATTTCGAAGTGAAGCTTGAGCCTGGATTGTTAAAAAATCAGCCTCATCTAAAATAACCACCTTAAGGGGTTTAAAAGACATTGTACTAGCAAATCCTGATACTTTGTCTCTAATAGTTTCAATACCCCTTTCGTCGCTGCTGTTAATATAGAGATAATCACAGTTAAGATTTTTAACTAATAGCTTAGCAAGTGTAGTTTTACCTGTGCCACTTGGGCCATAAAAAATCATATTGTTCATATCATTTTCAGATATGTTCTTAGCCATAACACCTTTAAGGTGCTCATTACCTATGTAATTATCCAGTGTGGTTGGCCTGTATTTCTCGACCCAAAGGGAATTATTCGTAGCCATCTCCATAAAAGTCAAATGTTTTAATTGGTTCGGGTTTAATTTCAATCTCAACTCTAGCTACTGAATATAAAGCACTCCCAATGGGGTCTAAATAAAAAGCAGCATTAAATCGAGTTTTTTGGAAATATGCTTCTAATGTTTCAGTAAGGGAAGAATGGACGACCCCCTGGGGGTCGTCCACTAATCTCCAAGAATCTCCAGGTGCAACTCTCTTTGCGATGAGTTGCTTCTGTTCTACTGTTTCAAATCCAGACATTATCTAAATTTAAAACATCCCAGGCATACCTCCAAGTTGAGGTTCTTCCTTATCTTCAGGATTATTTACTACTGTACATTCAGTTAATAAAATAGTACCTGCGATAGAAGCAGCGTTTTCAAGGGCACAACGTGTAACTTTAGTAGGGTCGATAATTCCTGATTCAAGGAAATCTACATATTGTTTAGTTCTAATATCATACCCCATTGATTTAGCTTCGAAAGCCATCACATCATGTTTAATATCATGGTAATTTTCTAAACCGGCATTAATTAGAATTTGTTCAAATGGTCTCTGTAAAACCGCTTCCATGATCTGACATCCTAGCTTTTCATCATAGCCTTCAACATTACAAGAAGATTCTTTAGCTGAGCGGAGAAGCGCTAATCCCCCTCCTGGTACGATTCCTTCTTCAATAGCTGCTTTAGTAGCTTGAAGGGCATCATCAACACGATCTTTCTTTTCACGCATTTCAGTTTCAGTATTTCCACCTACATGAATTACTGCTACTCCACCTACTAATTTAGCTAAACGTTTTTGGAGATTTTCGGTTTCAAATGGTGAAGTTGAGTTTCCAATTTGGTTTTGGAGAGAAGTACAAAGTTCACTAATAGCTTCTTCATCTCCGGCACCATCTACCATAGTGGTTGTTTCCTTAGTAATAGTTACTGTTCGGCACTCACCTAACCACTTAAGATCAAACTTATCAAGTTTCATACCTTTATCCTTGTCAACAACTACCCCACCCGTAAGTGTAGCCATGTCATTCATAAGTAAAGTACGTCGATCTCCAAAATCGGGAGCTTTAACAGCACATACATTAAGACTACCTCTCATTTTATTAACAATAAGAGTTGCGAGAGCCTCCCCTTCAATATCCTCAGCAATGATTAGAAGTGATTTAGCTTGTGAGGATAAATTTTCTAGAAGTGGAAGAAGGTCTTTAACTTGAGTTAAGCGACCATTATAAAAAAGAATTGCAGTATCCTTAAGAGTAGTACTCATAGTATCATTGTTAGTTACAAAATACGGAGATTTAAAACCACGATCAAACTGCATTCCTTCTACTGTTTCGAGGTAAGTCTCACCAGTACGTGATTCTTCAATAGAAACAATCCCATCACGACCTACTTTTTCCATTGCAGTAGCGATAAGTTCACCTACTTCTACATCATTATTAGCTGAAATAGTAGCTACTTGGCGGAGTTGATCTTCACTTGAAATATCTTGAGACAAGTTACGGAGGTATTCTACATGGGATTTAACACATTTGTCAATACCTCTCTTAATTTCTACAATATTATGACCTTTGTCACTATATCGAGCAGCGGCATTAACAATTTCTCGTGCCAACAAAGTAGAAGTTGTAGTACCATCACCTGCTTGGTCAGCAGTTTTAATAGCGGCTTGCTTAAGCATTTGTGCTCCTACATTTTCCACTTGATCTTCAAGTTCAATTGCTTTTGCTACTGTTACTCCATCTTTAGTACTTTGAGGTACTCCTTGATCATGTTGGATAACTACATTTCGACCATTAGGGCCCAAAGTTGTTACTACTGCATCGGCTAGTTGGTTAATTCCACCAATTAGTTTTTTACGGGAATCATCCCCATAGTTAATTACTTTACTCATTCTTCTATTACTGCTAAAATTTGGTTTTCTTGACAAATAAGGTGTTCTTCTCCTTTGTAATCCATTTTGACAGGACCCATCTGTGGGAGAAGTACAATATCTCCTACTTGAAGAGTAGTTTCAATAAAGTGCCCCATTGAGGAATATGTTCCAGGGCCTACTGAGACTACTTCACCTTTAATATTTTTTTCTTTTCCCATATCGGGCACTACGATTGTTCCGTATGTGCTTTCTTCTTCGTCAATGCGTTTAACAATGACGGCGTTAAATAATGCTTTTACCATTATAAAAATTTTTCGTTAAATTTGTTTAAAATTGATTTATATTCACTAATATACTGTTTAATACTATCGTAAGACTTACCTTTCATAGTATTGTCTGCGATTTGTTTGAGGGCCGAACTTAAGTTCTTATAATGGCCTACACATGAGTCGTAAGGGATTCCGCTATCAGGAGTGATAACTTTGTAAGCTGAGAAATTATATTCGTCTAAAACGATATAATAATCTCCTAAAATAGCATCTTTAATATACTGCATAACCTTTTAAAAATTAATTAAATTACGTTTGATTGCGGTCGCAACCTTACCCCGTAAATATACGAACGAATCTTCAGGACTCCAAATTTTTTATTATTTAATTTTAAGGTATTTTGGCTTTGCTTCGTTAGCAAGTGGGATTTGGATTTGAAGTAAACCATTTACCATTTCGGCAGATGATTTTACAAGATCAAATCGACGTGCTACTTTCCAGCCTAAATCAAAGCTGCTCTTTTTTACCCCTGAGTGGTAGTAGCGTTTTTCTTTTGTGGATTGTTGTTCGGATCCTTTATCATAGGATACTTTAAGGATATCACCTTCAATTGAGATGTCTACATCGTCTTTACTTAGTCCAGTACATGCGATCTCAAAATTTAAACCATTTTCATCTTCATACACATCAATAGGATGTGTAACGCTTGTTCGTGATGGTTTGTCAAAAATTGCTTCTTTGTCGAAAAAGTTCTTTACTAGAACGTCTAGAGGTGAAGTAAACCTCGGATTGAATAAATCTACGTGTGTCATTTTTTACGTTTTTGTGCCCCCTAAGGTAGCGGTTAATAATTAATTCTCATAACTTAGGCGTCCTGAAGGTTCACCCGAATTTTCTATAAATATACGAAACTTATTTTTTAATGCAAAATCATTTTATAATTCCTGCTCTGTGCTGCCATTGACGTTTAGTCCAATTTTCAATTTCTAATCTTTCATTCATTTCTTTATCATATTTGATTGAAATTTCTCTTCGTTTAGCGGATTGGAAATTCTCAGGATTATCTATAAATTCCTGTTTTAGAGAAGTAAATTCTTCATCAGTAAGCTGTTCAAATTCACCTTGTGATCGAGCATGATTCATTAATCCCATAGCTAACCTAACATAAAGTTCAGGTTGGAGCTCTAATACTCCCGCAGGGTTAATTTGATTAAACTCAGTTTGGAATTCATATTTTTCTTTAAAAGCATCTATATCTTGAACCCATTTACTTAATCCCCCTTCAATGTGCTTTTCTAAAAAATCAACTCCTGATAGACTGTTTCTAAAGGTGTCGTTAATGATTTCCAT